AAGATAGGAAAAATTTATAATAGCTCGGAATTTGGTAGGCAGTTTTGAAGGTGCATTTTCTTCTTAACGAAAACAAACGGAGTGCAGTTTGAGTTTTAGAAGAAAAGTACACTTGACTTTACATAGTAAAGTCATAGTGCTACATTGACCTTTCTTAGTGAGTACAAGCGCAGCAAAGTATGAACTTAGAAAAATAGCGTACTTGAACTTACAAAGTAAGTTCGTAGTATTTATTTTACTTCAAAAAATATGGCCCGATGGCTCAGTTGGTTAGAGCGCCGCCCTGTCACGGCGGAGGTCGTCGGTTCGAGTCCGATTCGGGTCGTTACTTAAAGTATTCCAGCCTTTAAGTTTATATATGGGATCTTAGCTCAGCTGGGAGAGCATCTGCCTTACAAGCAGAGGGTCACAGGTTCGAGCCCTGTAGGTCCCATTGTCTTTCGATATTTTTGAGAGAGAAAGTGTTGACAATGTATTAGATATGTGATAATATGTTGCACATGCCGATATGGCTCAATTGGCAGAGCAGCTGATTTGTAATCAGCAGGTTATCGGTTCGAGTCCGATTATCGGCTTTTACTCTTATGAGTAAAAGTGAAGAACTTAATAGGTTTGGGGGAATTCCCGAGAGGCCAAAGGGGACAGACTGTAAATCTGCTAGCACTGCTTTCGGTGGTTCGAATCCACCTTCCCCCATTGTTCAGTCACTCTTTTTAAGAGTGAGTTTTATTCTGAATATTGTTGTCGCGGGGTAGAGCAGTCTGGAAGCTCGTCGGGCTCATAACCCGGAGGTCGCAGGTTCAAATCCTGTCCCCGCAATTATGCCTTGATAGCTCAGTTGGTAGAGCAGAGGACTGAAAATCCTCGTGTCACTGGTTCGATTCCGGTTCAAGGCATTTAATTTTATTATGGGATACTAGCTCAGGCGGTAGAGCACTTGACTTTTAATCAAGTTGTCCCGGGTTCGAGTCCCGGGTGTCTCATCAGTGTGAAACGGCTCAAGGCTTTGATTTACAAGGCTTTGAGCCGTTTTTTAATTTCTATGGTGGTTGAAAATGAGTCGTTTTAATGCAAAATAAATGTCTAAAAATGTCTAAAATCGCTTTTCTAAAAGTAAGATGTCTAATAAATGTCTAAGAGATTTATAGTGATATTGCAGTCTCTATAGAGTTATTTACTTGCTCTTTATCTACTAAAATATGACTGTACACATCTATAACCATTTTTTCAGTATCACCCAGCAGTTTAGCAATCATCTTTGTAGATATAGCAGGTACTTGATAGCACAGACGAGTGCAGTAGTTATGCCTGAAGATGTGTGGGGTAAGACCGTGTATAATCCTGATTGTATCTGTACCGCCTGCAGCAATATTCATTTTCTTTATGATTTGTTCCCACATTTTTTCAAAGCTTGATAAAGTCATTTCCGAACCGTCTACCTTAGTGATTAAATAATTGTCTACTGTCTTTATGTAGTCCTTTAAAAAGTCTTTTAGATATCCGGGCATTGGCACTGTTCGTTGCCCCCTAACTGTCTTAGTTTCTTTTATGTAAGACCTATTGACCTCAAAAGCCATAGACTTTGTTATGCTTATTTCAGCATTTTCAAGTGATATATCATACTTAGTAAGCGCCAAGGCCTCGCCTCTTCTCAAGCCACAACCGTATAAGAGATATATAAAGCACTTTTCTCTGCCGGTAAAATCTGCGGTCTTTATTGCCCTGATTTCAAGCTCTGTAAGGGCTCTCTTTTCTTTGCTCTTGTATGAGGGCAACTCTAAATCATCTACAAGCATATGTGCCACATTTATTGGTATTAGTTGAGCTTTTGAAGCGGATTTTAGAATTTGCTTTAAGGTCAATGCAAGTTGTTGACAGGTTCGGGGTCTATCCACTCTTTCATTTATTAAGCTTTGTAATCTTGCGTGAGTAAGGTGCTGTAAAGGGATATCTGACAAGTCGATTATATGCTTGTCTATGATGTTTTTGTACATAAGGTATGTATTTCTTGAGCGATTTACCTTGTATGTATCAAGCCATTCTATAGCATAGTCATAAAGCGATATATCGCTGGAAGTTACATATTCTCTTTTATATACTTTATCTTTAAGTTCATTTACTTTCTTTTCCAGATCGGCGCTGGACTTCTTAGATATTAAGTTTATTCTGTGTTTAGATCCGTCGGGGTTATAAGTACCGTCCCACACCTTTGCACGGAAATAGCCGTCTTTCCCTTTACTGTATTTAGCCTTTGCCATATGTACCTCCTTAATTTTGAGTATAAAAATAACAGCATTGTCAAACAGCTGTTACAGTGGTACAATATAGCTTGTCTAGGGCGTATACTGTAAGCGTAACAGCCTTACAATGTATATGTGTGCCACTTGGTATTGGCGTACCGGGTGGCTTTTTTAATTAAAAAATCTCTAGGTTCGGCTTTGTCCTGATACTGGGGGCGTACTGCTAGAGATTACTTATCCTTAACTAATAAGGTTTTCGCATCTCTAGGGTAGCATGTTTAAAGTTAAAAATCAAATAATTAATGGAAGTAGTTCCACCATTCTGTCAATGATATCGTCAGGAAGTGAGAAAAGAGCGAATATATTCTTGCCATTAAAATCAACATCTTTGTAGGGAGAGAATACACTGTCTAAGTCACGGATAAAGTTAGATATCGCATAGTTATTTCGCAACAGAATAAGTATTGCGAATATTATTGCGGCATTCCCTTTTCTACCGGAACTGTGTACTATATTTATTCCATCCATGAAGTTATGCGATAGTGTTTGTAATTGCCTTTTAGGAAGTTCGATTTTAAACGTTTCACTGAATACTTTATTGCCGTGCGCAATAGTATTTCTATATTCTTTACACAAATCCAACGATTTTATAAAAAACTCCCTCTTGTCTAAAGGATTAAGTCCACTGAGAGAATTAAAATAATCCAATAGTTCATCTTTCAAAGCAGGCTTAAGAATTTTATACCAATGGATGGTTTCTCCAAGAGATATGGAAGTTGTGACAATCCAAGGTGGTATATGGTTTTTGCTTTTGTAATGAGTAACACTTAATCCGGCTTGGTGACCGCATATATCTTTTTTGATACTTTTCAATGTATTATTCCGAAAAGGAGAATTTATGTAGTTATTCCTGCATAAATAATCTGACGGATTTGTATTTTTAAAGTCATTATAGTCAGTGTAAACACCGTAATTCTTAGCAACTAAATAGGCCAATTTGCACTTTACTGAGTTTTCTACACATGAGATGTATTTTAAAAGCACACTTGAAAAGCTGATATTTATCATGTGAAGAGTGTACAGCATTTCAAAAGATGTACCCGGTATGAAAGTATCAGAATTACAATTCAGTATCAAAGAGTTCTTATACCCATTTACAACTGTATAATAAGAAACATCCTGAAGTACAATCTTTGCAAAATCCATATCATTGATGCTCAGCCCTCTATTCTTTAATATTTCAAGTTGTTCATCAAATGTTTTAAAAGGTTTATCGTATGGCAAGAAAAAAAGCCTCCTTATCAAGCTGATAAGAAAGGCTTTCTCTCTAATCTCTCTAGCAGAGATCATTTACACTGCTTATCTTATCAACAATAGTTATAATTGTCAAGCAAATTTGACGGGGTCTCCAACCTCAATAGCTCTGTTTTTGATTTTTAATGCGTCAATACTTGAGTCATCAATATTTAAAGGTGCAATAACTTCAACAGTATTATTTACTAAAGGTGAAATAGCAAATAATGGCGATTGCTTCTTTGTTTTCGTTTCACTGTTTTCACACACAGCATAATTATCAGTGGCGTCAATAACTGTTACTTTCCCTTTGATATAGTCATATATACCGAGGGAAGTACCGTCCAAGTCATTTAATTCAGCCTCAGGAAAGTACACACACAATCTATCTCCCGTATTTACCACGCTTTTTCCAACATTTATTATTAATCGAGTTTTGCTGAGGATTCGTATTACATTACCTATATAAGCATCCCCGTATAGCTTTTGTTGTTCTTTAAATTTCTCTATATCCATAGTTGTACCCTTTACTTATTTAGTGCATTTTTAAAACTTCCCTCTAAGCTCTACAATCCTCTAACTTACTTCTCGGCTTTGTCACAGCTGTCCTTGTTGGCTAACCTAACGTTGTAGTAAAAAGTTTTCCGAAACTGTTAGGGCTGAGATTATATAAAACATATCTCTTAAAGAAGATGCCACTGTTTGACTTCATAAAAATTTGTTTTTTATGCTTGTAGAGATAGGCTTTTGCAACTATTTCATTATCCTTTAGTACATGTTGACCATTTTCGGTATTTTCTATGTCATATCCAAGCCTATGCAGGATATCAGAGTAAATAGGGTCTAAACAGTCAGACTGTTCAATTGAATAAGGAACTTCAGGTGATGAATTAAAAGTTATGCCGGTATCGCCGTTAATGTATAATTGCATTGCTTTATGTAGTATAGGACGATACTTGTCCACAACATTTTTGGTTTTTACACCTTCATATAAATCTTTTAGAAAAAACCTTACTAATTCATCACTTGGATATTCGAACTCATAGCGAAGGATAGACTTAAATTCATCAATGTATCTTAGTTCTGACGCTGCTCCAAGTATTAAATCAACATCAAATACATCTTTTGAGAATTTTTGAAGTTCGTTTAACTGTGCCGGCTTAATATCTGACAAATCTACTTCAAGGAAAGGATTTTCGTCCATCTTATTTGGTTCTACTAAGTCACTATAAAATTTGTAAACTTTCCCATTGGTTAAAATTGCAAACTTAGCCGGAGTAACAGAAAAATATCTATACAGTTGAGATGTATGCTTTTTCAATTTTTCGCCTACATATTTTGCTTCTATCAATATAATGGGTTGTCCATCCTTCATAATGGCATAGTCAACTTTTTCGCCCCTTTTGGTACCTACATCAGCTGTATACTCAGGAACAAATTCTATCGGATTGAAAACATCATATCCTAAAAGCTGAAAGAATGGCAAAATCAGAGTCATTTTTGTTGCTTCTTCAGTTCTGATATTTTTAGCATGTTCAAGTTTTTTAGAGAACTCCTGTAATTGTTCTTCAAAACTCATTTTTAAAACGCCTCCCTCGTTTTTTATTAAAATTTTCCTCTAAGCTCCACTACTTTACCTATGATATTTACCGGCAAATCAATTATGTCTTTTTTGCTAAAGAACATAGGTTCATAGTCAGGGTTTAAAGATATCAGGCTTATGCCGTCATCATGCTTTTGTAGTCTTTTACAACAAGCGTCATACCCATTGACTTTAGTAATTACGATATCTCCTGAATCTGCATCTGGCTGTACTCTAACAATTACTACATCCCCATTCTGTATTCGTGGCGACATGGAATTACCTTTTATGCGAAGTCCAAAGAACTCCCCTCGTCTTGCAAGATCTTCGTCTATCTCCTCATAATCAATTATATCCTCTATAGCTTCTATAGGTATACCGGCTGCTACATCACCGAGGACGGGAATTTTTACGCCTCTTGGCTTTTCATGTGGTTCGGGATTACCATTTGGCAAATTATCATTACTATTCCAACCCATAAGCTTAGCAGGAGTTGTTTCTAATATTTTGGCTATAGGCTCAAGTGTGCCTACAGGAAAATTCTCAATATCGTTACTCTCATATCTGTATACAGTTGCTCTATTTTTACCAAGTCTATCAGCCACTTCATCGACTGATAAGCCAAGCTCTCTTCGTCTTTGTTTTATTCTTTCACCTATCGTCATCTTAAAAACTCCTTTTATTAGGATATTGTAATTATATAACTTTATTTGCAAATATGCAACAACTAAATATATAAAAAATAAAAAAATCGCATTTAACGCAAAAATAGTGTTGACAAAAATTATAAAAAGATTTATTATAAGTTTGTCGCAGAAATGCGATAGAAAGGAATACAAAATATGAATGTTAATAAGCTAAAAGGAAAAATTGTAGAGAATGGGCTTAATGTCTCACAATTAGCATCTTCCATTGGTATAGATAAGACAACTCTGTATAGGAAGCTTACATCCAATGGCGATACACTGACTATAAGCGAAGCTGAAAAAATAGCTAGAACGCTAAATCTATCAATGGAAGATGTAAATGCAATTTTTTTTGCTGATTTTGTCGCATAATATGCGAATTTAAAAAAGGGAGGTGATTTTATAAATGATTTAAAAATATCCTTGGCGGCCGCAAGAGTAAATGCAGAGCTTAGCCAAAGGGAAGCAGCAAAAATGTTGAAAGTAGGACAGCAAACCATTCTGAATTGGGAAAAAGGAAAAGTAGCAATCCCTGCATTTCAGCTTGAAAGACTGGTAGGGATTTATCAGATTCCAATTGAGAACATAAGAATTAAAAAGAGCTGCACAGCTCAGAACCAATGAGTTATGCAGCAAAAGTAGCAATTATTTTTTCTTACTTGGTGTTTGTGATAAAGCAGAACCAGCTACAGATTTGGAAGCAGAGCTTGTTCTTTTATCACGAAGAATTTTAGATGCAGTAGATGCAACTCTTTTAGAAGTTTTTTTATTAGCCATAGACACCTCCTTTCATAGATTTTGGTTAAGTATATTACTACGGAATAGGGAAGTCAAGGGCAAATATACAATATATAGTATTAAAATTGCAAAATATAAACTATATATTGTGGCAAAAAGTAAACTGAAATAAGTAGAAGTAGGCAGAAGTAGTTGTTTTTACAAACAGAAAATTAGGAGGTGATTTTATAAAAATAGAAAAGTGGTGCAACCACGAAATCAGATTTGTAGAAAAAGATGGCGAATGGTGGGCGGTGGCTACAGATATAGCAAATGCTTTAGGGCATAGAGATGCAAACAATGCTTTAAAGAAAATGAAGACTAAATATAAGGGTACTCACAAAGTTAGTACCCCGAGTGGAATACAAAATGTGACTATCCTAAATGAAAAAGGTATTTATCGCCTAATTATGAGGAGCAATAAGCCTGAAGCTGAAGAATTTCAAGACTTTGTTTATGAAGTAATTAAGGGTCTCCGTGAAGCATCAGGATATGAGGGCTTTGAGATATTCCGAATGTTTGATAAAGAACATCAAAAGGAAATGATGAAAAAGCTTCAGGAAGGACTTAAAAAGCCTGCAAGGGTTGATTATATCAAGGCTAATACGATAGCAAATAAGGCTGTATCACTGAAGCATGGATATCCAAAGATGGTAAAGAAAGCGGATATGGCTCCGGAGATGTTAAAGGATAGAGAGCCGATACTTGTGGATACAGTGGAGTTGATGACGGTCAAAGACAAGTACGGCTTAGATGTATCAGTAAGCGATACGATTTATAAGAAAAGTGAAGAAAAGGTAGGGTAGGAGAGAACATGGAATTAAAAGATATTAACACTTGTGAGTTGGTAGAAGAACTCAAAAAGAGGGAAGGTGTAGAAGTTAAAATTGCAGAACCGCATAAAGATATGTCGGTATCGGTAAACGGTCCTGCTGTTGTTTTGGTAGTCGTTGATTAACCTATTTTGCTGTATGGGTAGTGCCCTTTTACATAGGTGGCTAAATAGCTACCTTTAGAAGATGCATTCACGAGTTCGTTATAAACATATTCAGGAACACCGGAATAGCTGTACAAGGAGCCATTTTTAAAGCGTACATATAAAGTGCCTTTTTCATACCCTACGGCGTCTAGGTTTGAGGATGATACAGAAATCATATTCATTAACTAGTCCCTCCTTTCTAAGTACTCGGCTTGGCAGAGCCTGTAAGTAGATTGTAGGAGAGATTAGAGGGAAAGTAAATAGGAGGATATATAAACATGAATGAAAAAGAAAGTAGCAAAGAAGCCTTAGAAAAGATACTGCTTAGATACATTGAGCGTTTAACTAAAGAGGGAACAGCCGAACAAGTTTCAATAGTGGCACATGAGTTGGTAGAACTTATAAATTGCGAAGATAAAGGTTTAGACAAATTTTCGAATGAAGAGCTGATTAGAGAACTTAAGCAGAGAAAAGGTGCTAGAGATATTGAATTTATACTTTAAGGAGAACAAGAATGAAAACAGAGAATGCGATTAAATATGCAGAAGCCTTGAAAGGGATTTCCTACAGAGATTGGCAGATGTTAAAGGTAGGTATGGACAGGATGTTTCAGGGCAAATTAAAAGAGCTTGAGCCGGAACTCAAACTCTCAGACACTGAACAAGTTGGCAGACTTATTCAGTCACAATTTGGGAGTTATTTATGGGGAGCGTCCCGGTTAAATAGGAGTAAAACATGAAGTATCTAACAAAGGATGGAGGCTCTTTTGATACAGAGCCGTGCATTGAAGAGTTGATAGAGGTAATCAAAAAATATAAAGTGCCTCTTGCGATTTTAAATGCAATGCTTAAGGAAACAGAAAGAGAGATTAAGGATAGGATAATTATCCAGTGATAGAAGAAGACTATGAAAAAAGAAGAGGTGATAAGTCAGCTTAATGACCTTTGGGAACATTGCCACAGCATGATAGATCGCAGGGATGAGAATTGTGTTTGGCGTAAGGATGTAAAGGCATTAGAAGAGGCTATAAGGATTATACAAAATGTCAAAGTGAGGAGTTTTTCAAAGAAGAGAAGAAGACTATGAAAAAAGAAGAAAAGGATTACAAGACACGTAGGGGCTGGACCTTAGAAGAAATAGCAACACTGTCAGAGCTTAAGGCAAACGGCGTTAGAATTGTAGAGATTGCAGAGAGGCTGAATCGTAACAACTCATCTATATTTAAAAAGATTGGAAATATGGGTGCCGATTTGTATGACAGTGATACTTGGAAGAATTATGCATCTCAAGGGTCGCCTTGGAAAAAGACCGAGCTTAGACTTGTCAAAGAAATAATGAAAAATGGAGGATTCAAAGAAGCGGCACTTAGAGTTCCTCATAGTCCGGGGTCAATACAGACAAAGCTCTTCCGAATGGGCAAAGATTTCTTTGACGAAAGTACTTGGGATAAGTATGCGATAGATTAGGAGAAAATTATGGAGTATCCAAGAAAAATAATGAAAATGTCAGAGCTTAAAAGTTTAGGTTTTCCACAACCTTTGCTTATGGAAGCTTATAGAGACCCGAAACAGGATTTCGCTACAAAAGTGGATCCATCAAAAACAAATTCAACGATAATATTCGACACAGCTGGTTTTGATAAGTGGATAGCAAAGAGGATAAAAATGCAGACGGCTGAGTTTGCAAGTCAAAGAAGACGACCTGCAAGAGGTGCAGGGTGGAAGATGGTAAGGGATGTGGTGTAAATATGATGACTGAGAACCAGATTGAAGCAATAAAAAGAATTTTTGATAAGTGTATAGAGGTAAACAAAAAAGGAAGAGCAGAAGTGTTTTTTGACTGGCATCCGCACACAAGTCAGGTTGATGTTAGTATACATGTTCCAAACTGGAATATGAACAAAAAGTGTAAGAGCATGAATTTCTACTATGATAATTTAGACATTGAATACGATTACCCGATTATGAATTCGTACAAATTGAATACGATAGAAAAAGAATTGGATAAATACATTTAAGGAGGCAATATGAAACAGGAAGAATTAAAAGAGGCTTTAAAAGAAGATTTCACAAATATGGACCTGAGAGGATGGAGCTTCAAAGGTCAGAACTTATCAGGGGCAAATTTTAGCAATGCAGACCTTGAGGGTGCTTGCTTTATAGATACAGTTCTTGTCAGTACAAATTTTGAGGGCGCAAATTTAAAGAATGCGGACTTCTCATGTGTTAATGCATGGTCAGCAAACTTTAATGAGACGAACTGCAAAGATACTGTATTTTTATCTGCAAACTTGACAGAAGCAAGCTTTGAGGGTGCGGATCTGGACTGCGCGTCATTCGCACAGGCAAATTTAACTGAAGCAAACCTTCAGGACACGAACATCATTGCAGCTGAATTTGATAATACAGTGGGCGTTTTTCCTGTGTGTCCGACACATGACAGCTTTATAGGATGGACTATTGGAGAAGATGAAGAAGGAAATGAGTGCTTGGTTGAAGTATCTATTCCTACATGGGCTCAGAGAAGTTCGGGAACAACAAGAAAATGTAGAGCGGAAATACTGTATATAGAATCTATAGAAAGATTGAAAGATGGCTATGATCCGATTGAGGTTACTTTAAAAAACAGAAATTACATCTTAACTGAGAATGATGTTGTGCGAGATAACGACTACGAAGTAGACCGATTCAAGGTAAGCTCTACAGATTTGTACTTCTGGATATCAAAAGAAGAGGCACTGGCGCATGCGAGGAAGCACATATGACAGTAGAGCATAATAAGAGATGGACTGAAAGGAAGAAGAATATGTCTAAGGTAGCAGAAGAAAAAGTAATTGTGCCGGATGTGTGGTCCGGTAAAAGAATTGAAAGAAGAATAGAGACCCTTGAGGGCAGGCACAGTAAGCAGGCAGAGGCTTTAAAGGAAAGAATTAAGGAGCTTGAGTACACTCTTGACGGCATTGAGAGGGCATTCTGGTGTGGACTGATAGGGCTTATATTACTTGATTTGGCTATATTAGTGATAGCAATTTTTTAATAGAAAAGGAGATAGATATGATTAACTTAACATTTGAAACATTTGATGAGATGGTAGCTTTTGCAGGACAGATACTTGGTACTCAAACGGAGAAAGCGGTAGCTGTGCCGGTAGTACAGAATACTGCAACAGGTACAGCGGTAGCGCCAACTGAGCCGATACCTACAGCACCGGTAGTACAACAACCTACAGCACCAGTAACACCGCAGGCACCAGTAACACCGCAGGCACCAGTAACACCGCAGGCACCAGTACAAATGCCTACCTACTCTATTGATCAGATAGCAGTCGGGGCAATTCAACTTAAAGACGCAGGAAGATTAGGGGAGTTTCAGCAACTTTTAGCAAGATTTGGAGTAGCAGCGCTTACTCAGTTACAGCCGGCACAGCTTCCTGAGATTGCTGCCGAGCTGCAAAAGATGGGGGTAAAGCTTTAATGGTCAAACATGCAGTTTTAAGCGCATCGGGGGCGCACAGGTGGCTGGAGTGCACCCCCAGCGCAAGGCTTGAAGAGAATTTCGAAGACAGACCGTCAGAGAGTGCAAAGGAGGGGACGCTTGCACATGCAATAGCCGAAGCGAAAGTAAGAAATATGCTTATAGATCCGTTGCCTAAAAGGTCTTTTAGCAAGATACTTAAAGACTTCGCAAAGCACGAACTTTATAAAAAAGAAATGGATACCCTTACTGATGAATATGTGGAGTACATAAGAGAGATAATGCTTTCATACGCACAAAAGCCGTATATCGCTGTTGAGGTTAAACTTAATCTTGATAGGTATATACCAAACGGTTTCGGCACAGCGGATTGTGTAATTATAGCAGGAAATGACTTGCACATTGTAGACCTTAAATACGGAAAAAGCACAGCAGTAAGGGCGGAAGATAATCCACAGTTAAAGTTGTACGCGCTTGGGGCTGTGGGAGAATATGAGTTATTTTATGATATTCAAACCGTGCATATGCATATCTTTCAACCAAGGAATTCCGAAGGTGGCGGAACTTGCAGTCTTAGCGAGCAGGATTTAAAGGCTTGGGCGGAAAGTATAAAACCCGACGTGGAAATGGCGTATATGGGTGCAGGAGAGCAGAAAACGGGCGCATGGTGCGGTTTTTGCAAGGCAAGACCTATATGTCAAAAACACGCAGATAAATGCGGAGAGCTTGCGGCACTGGAATTTAAAAAGCCGGAGCTTCTTACACTTGAAGAGGTGGGTGCTATCCTGCAGCAGGCAAGAGATGTAGCAAGTTGGGTAAAAGTTTTAGATGAATGGGCTTTAGCGGAAGCATTAAAAGGCACCGACATACCCGGCTGGAAAGCGGTAGCAGGCAGAAAGACAAGAAGTTGGTCAGATATGGATGAAGCGTTTAAGAAGCTTACTGACAGCGGCATAGATGAGGCTGTTTTGTGGAAAAAAACTCCGCTTACATTAGCGCAAGTAGAGGATGAGATAGGTAAGAAGGATTTCGCCACCTTAGTGGGCGATATGGTGACAACAAGTACAGGTAAGCCGGCGCTTGTACCCGAAAGCGATAAAAGGCCAGCATTAAAGATTAAAGCAGCAGATGAATTCAAGGAGGAATCAACAAATGAGTAAAGTAATAACAGGAAAAGTAAGATTTAGTTATGTGGCACTTTTAAACCCAAGAAACGACTTAAACGGAAACAGTAAATACAGCGTAACAGCTTTATTACCTAAGTCAGATATTCAAACAAAACAAGCTATTGACACGGCTATAGCGCAGGCTATAGAGGAAGGCAGAAATGGGAAGTGGAACGGAGTAGTTCCTCCTGTAGTACCTAACCCAATCCACGATGGCGACGGGGTAAAAGATAGCGGTGAGCCTTATGGCGATGAGTGCAAAGGGTGTTGGGTATTTACAGCATCAACAAATGCAGATCCGACAAGGCCTAGACCTGAGATAGTAGGCCCGGACTTACAGCCGATAATGAGCGCAACAGAAGTTTATTCAGGAATGTATGGCAGACTTTCAGTAAATTTCGCTCCATACTTTAGCGCAGGAAAAAGAGGAATAGGATGCTATCTTAACAATGTTCAAAAGCTTGAAGATGGAGAGCCTTTGGCAGGAACTAAAGCATCAGCATCTGAAGATTTTGGAACTTCACAAGTACCGCAAGCTCAAAACCAAACTTATGTACCTCAGGGTCAGGCGGCTTATGGGGTAGTAGGGGCACAACCGCAGTATGGGCAACCTGTGCAACCGCAGTATGGGCAACCTGTGCAACCGCAGTATGGGCAACCTGTGCAACCGCAGTATGGGCAACCAACACAGATTGACCCTATAACCGGGCAACCCATAGTACAGGGCGGAGTTATGGGCCTATGATTAGGCTGTCAATAGATTTAGAAACTTACAGCAGTGTTGATATTAAAAAGGCGGGGGCGTACGCATATGTGCGCTCCCCTGATTTTGAAATAATGCTTGCTGCATACAGCTTGGATGGGGGTCCCGTACAGATACTCGATTTTACAGAGCCTGACTTTAAAGTCGGTATGGACTTACTTTACAGTCTGATAACATCGGAGAACATAGAAAAATGCGCGTATAATGCAACATTTGAGTGGCTTTGCTTATCAAAATATTACGGGCATGACTTACCGCTAAACGGGTGGGCATGTACAATGCACCACGGATTGTATTTAGGCTATCCCGGAGGTTTAGCGGCCATAGGAGAGGCTATAGGGCTACCGCAAGATAAAAGAAAAATGGGTGTAGGTTTAAGCCTTATACGCAAGTTCTGCGTACCACATAAGCCGTCAAAGAAGGACCCAAGAGTAAGAATACTTCCACAGCACGAACCTGAAAAATGGCAACTGTTTAGAGAGTATTGTAAGCAGGATGTAGTGACTGAAATGTCTATAAAATATATCTTAGATAGACACCCTGTACCGGATGATGAAATGGAATTGTGGCGACTGGATTTAATGATAAACAATACCGGTGTGGCCGTAGATGAAAAGCTCATTGAAGGGGCTTTGTATTGTTCACAGGCTATTACAGAGAGCCTTATGGAAGAAGCAAAAGAGATTACAGGGCTCAGTAACCCTAAATCAGTACAGCAATTATCTAAATGGCTTGAAGAAGAGACAGGCGAAGAGGTGGACAATCTCAGAAAAGAAACGGTTTCAGGTATGATAAAAGACCTTAACAATGATACAGCTGTAAGGATGCTTGAGATAAGGCAGGAACTGTCAAAGACTTCTGTAAAGAAGTATGATGCTATGAAAAACGCTCTTTGTGATGACGGAAGAATAAGAGGACTTTTGCAGTTTTACGGAGGAAACCGTACAGGTAGATGGGCAGGCAGACTTGTACAAGTGCAGAACTTGCCAAGAAATCATATGGGCATGATAGAGCTCGCAAGAGACCTTGTAAAGGCAAAGGACTTAGACAGCTTAAAAATGATATTCGGAAATGTTCCTGACACTTTATCTCAACTTATAAGAACTACTTTTATTCCTGCGCAGGGCAATAAATTTATCGTTGCAGACTTCTCTGCTATAGAGGCAAGGGTAATCGCTTGGCTATCAGGAGAGAGTTGGAGACAAGAAGTATTTGCTACACACGGTAAAATTTACGAAGCTTCAGCATCTGCCATGTTTGGGGTGCCTATAGACAGGATTAAAAAAGGAAATCATGAATACGAACTCAGGCAAAAAGGAAAGATTGCGGAGCTTGCTCTAGGATATCAAGGACACGTTGGGGCTTTAAAGGCTATGGGGGCTGACAAGATGGGGCTTAGCGATGACGAACTGTTTGATATTGTTGCAAGATGGAGAGGATCCAACAAGAGGATAGTAGAGCTTTGGTATAGATGTGAGAATGCAGTTCTTACAGCGGTCCGTACAGGTATGGCTCAAAATGTAAACGGTTGTACTTTCAGAAAAGCAGATAATTTTATGATAATCACACTGCCCTCAGGTAGAGAATTATTCTATATAAATCCCACGCTAAAAATCAATGAAAAATGCAAAGAGCAAATGTTTTACATGGGAGTTGAGCAAGGCACTAAGAAATGGGGAGAGATAGGAACATACGGCGGAAAGATAGTCGAGAACATAGTGCAAGCGATAGCAAGAGATTGTTTGGCGCTAAGTATGAAAAAGACTGCATCTAAAGGGTTTAAGGTGGTAATGCATATACATGATGAAATGGTCATTGACAGCCCTAAAGACAGAGAACTCAAAGAGCTTACGGATATAATGGCTGAGCCCGTACCATGGGCACAAGGGCTGATACTGCGTGGTGACGGTTTTGAATCAATGTTTTATAAGAAGGACTAAACTATGACGGATAAAAAGCTGACTATTTCCATTGCTGCCAGTCGCTTCTCTACCAAATGGCAGAGACAGTCAATATGGTGGTCGGAATTTATAAAAAAATTAGAAAATCCTGTAAGGTCGCCTGAGACACTGGAACACTTCTTAAGCCTTCCTAAATCAAAGCAGGATGAACTTAAGGATGTAGGCGGTTATGTGGGAGGCGCTCTCATAGACGGCCGTAGAGGTGCAAGAAGCGTAGAGAGCAGGGATTTAGTTACGCTTGACCTTGACAATATTCCAAGCGGAATGACAGAGGAGGTTTTAAAGAAAATATCCCTGCTTGGCTGTGCCCTTTTGGTACACAGTACAAGAAAGCATGAACCTGCAAGACCGAGACTCAGAGTAATTATTCCGCTTGCAAACACTGTAACAGCTGAAGAGTATGAGCCGATAGCAAGAAAAGTTGCAGAGCTTATCGGTATAGAATGGGCAGACCCAACAACATTCCAAGCTTCAAGGCTTATGTACAACGCAAGTTGCAGTAGTGACAGCATATATGTTTTCAAGGTTCTTGACGGTGGATTCTTAGACCCTAAGGGCGTGTTGGCAATGTACAAAGACTGGCACAATCACTTAGAATGGCCACTTGTGCCGAATGAGGCTCAAAAGTATACGCATTTGGCCGACAAGCAACAGGATCCCAGAGAGAAGAGCGGAATAATAGGCGCTTTTTGTAGAACTTACGACATTTATAGAGCAATGGACGAACTTATTCCGGGGGCTTACTTAAGCACAGAACACGAGGACAGATATACCTACTCAGGTGGTTCAACGGCAGGAGGTGCAATTGTATATAACGGGCTGTGGCTGTATTCGCACCATGCTACAGACCCTGCAAGCGGAAGACTGTGCAATGCTTGGGACCTTGTAAGACTTCATAAGTTCAGTGACTTGGATACAGATACAAAGCCGGATACACCGACGAATAAATTACCTTCATATTTGGCAATGGCGGAGCTTGTAAGGGGCATTAAAGAAGTATCTGTGCTTTTAACTAAGGAGAGATACGAGGAAGCAAGTGGAGAATTTAAGACCGATGTAACGGACGATAATAGCGATTGGATGTCAGGTCTTAAAATCAACAGCAACGGGGCGGTAGAAAAGACAATAGGCAATATAAGCTTAATACTTGATAACGATCCGCTCCTAAAAGATAAAATAGCACTTGATGAATTCGCATGTAGAGGCGTTGCACTTGGGGCGCTTCCCTGGAATGGGGAAGAAGAAAAAAGACAGTGGAGTGACACAGACGATGCGGGCCTTAGATGGTATCTGGAAAGTGTTTACGGAATCACGGGCAAAGATAAGATATACGATGCAACAGCTTTGTGTGCCCACAAGCACGCGTTTAACAGCGTTAGAGACTATTTAACAGGGCTTAGTTGGGATGGAGTGCAAAGGCTTGAAAATTTATTTATAGACTATTTCGGAGCTGAAAACAGCCTTTATATAAAAGCAGTTACAAGAAAATCTTTCGTTGCAGCAGTTACAAGGGTAATGCAGCCGGGTGTAAAGTTTGACAATATGGTAATTGTATCGGGGGCACAGGGTATAGGTAAAAGTACATTCTTTGCGATACTGGGCGGTGAGTGGTTTTCCGATAGTCTTATGACTTTTGAAGGTAAGGAAGCAGCGGAGCTTATACAAGGTAGGTGGATAGTAGAAGTCGGGGAGCTTAGTGGTATGTCTAAGTCAGAGACTAATACGGTAAAGCAATTTCTTTCAAAGACCGATGATATATACAGAGAAGCATACGGAAGAAGAACAGCGCAATTTCCCAGAAAGTGCGTATTCTTTGGAACTACGAACGATAGCGAGTATTTAAGGGACCCGACGGGGAGCCGTAGGTTTTGGCCTGTGGATGCGGACCCACTTAAGACCACAAAATCTGTTTTTAATGACCTGCCAAAAGAAAGGGATCAGATATGGGCGGAAGCATACTTTTATTGGCAATTAGGCGAGAAGTTACACCTTCCAAAAGATATAGAAGCAATGGCCAGACTTGTGCAGGAAGAACACAGGGAGGTTTCAATCAAAACAGGAATGGTAAGAAACTTTGTGGAAAAAGAAGTACCGGAAGGATGGAATACTTACAGCTTGGAACAAAGAAGAGCTTACTGGTCCTTTGAGTACAAGACATACAAGGGCAATACCGTAAAGAGAGATAGAATCTGTGCAGCGGAGATTTGGACAGAGTGTTTTGGCAAAGACGCAAGCACAGCAAGAAGGCAAGATACAATAGAAATAAATAATATTTTGAGTAGCCTAGACGGGTTTGAATATAACGCCAAAGTTATGAAATTCGGATGCCACGGAGACCAAAGAGGATACAAAAATGTTGGATTTTAGGGGGCAACATTCAGGGGCAACATTAGGGCGCAAAGGCAACATCCTAAAATTTTATAGGGGCAACATTGACAACTAGAATGTTGCCCCAATGTTGCCCCCTAAAGCCTTGATTTATAAGGGTTTGTAGTATAAGGGCAACAGCAACATTAAGTATATAACTATATAAAATAGAGAAAATAGAGCGTGTATTTCGCGTCTAATCCGCCTATACGCGTATATATATAGGGAAAAGCGTCAAAGTTGCCCCAAAGGAGAAAAAATGAGAGAACGAGAGATTGAAGAATATTTAAGGCTTGGAGTGAAAAGACTGGGGGGCACGGCTTTTAAGTTTACATCTCCGGGCAATGCGGGGGTACCTGATAGGCTTGTAGTAATGCCCGGAAACAGAATTTACTTTGTAGAGCTTAAAAGACCCGGAGGAAAAACAAGCCAACTGCAGGATAGGCAGATAGGCAGGTTTAGGGATTTGGGTTGCAAGGTTTTTGTAATCGACAGCAAAGAGGGAGTAGACAAATTTTTAGATGATATTCAAAGCACATAATTATCAAAGATATTGCATTGAAAGAATAATATCGCAAAAAGAAATCGGGCTGTTTCTTGATATGGGACTTGGAAAAACGGTGATAACTTTAACCGCCCTTAATGATTTACTTTACAACCGCTTTGAGATTTCAAAAGCCTTAGTCATTGCGCCAAAAAAGGTTGCAGAAGGAACTTGGGCACTTGAAGCGGATAAGTGGGACCACTTAAAGCATTTAAGAATAAGCACCTGCCTTGGTAGTAGCGCAAAGAGAATTAGAGCACTTTGTACACCTGCAGATATTTATGTTATCAATCGCGAGAATGTGTCTTGGCTTGTGGATTATTACAAAAACGATTGGCCTTTTGATACGGTAGTTATTGATGAGCTTTCAAGTTTTAAAAGCAGAGAAGCAAAGAGGTTTAAAGACTTGAAGGCCATAAGGTCCAGAATAGCTAGAATTATAGGCCTTACAGGAACACCGGCTCCCAATGGCCTAATGGATCTGTGGGCGCAAGTGTATCTGCTTGATAAAGGGCAAAGGCTTTATAAGTCTATTACACAGTACCGTAATAGGTATTTTGACAGCTACACGGCGGATGCATCAGGTAGACAAAACTATACGCCCAAAGATGGAGCCAAAGAGCTTATATCAAAAGAGCTGTCAGACCTTTGTATATCAATGCAGGCAAGCGATTATTTAGAGCTTCCTGACCTTGTTATAAATCCAATGTATGTGGTTTTAGACGCCAAGGCCGATAAAGCTTATAGAGAATTTGAAACAGAGTACATATTGCAGATTCCTGACGGCGAGATATCCGCTACAAACGGCGCTGCACTTTCAAATAAGCTTCTACAGCTTTGCAATGGGGCAGTGTATGACGAGGATAGAGGAGTGCACCATATACACGATTGCAAGATGGACGCATTAAAAGAGATTGCAGAGTCTTTAAAAGGCCATAATATCTTATTGTTTTACAGCTTCCAACACGACAAAGAGCGAATCATGGAGGAGTTCCCACAGTGCAGAGAGCTAAAGACCGTACAGGACCAAAAAGATTGGAACGACGGCAAAATAGAAATACTTTTAGCACATCCGGCAAGTGCAGCCTACGGGCTTAATTTACAGGACGGTGGTAACCACATGATATGGTTCGGCCTTAACTGGTCCTTGGAGCTGTACCAACAGGCACTTAAAAGACTTCACAGACAAGGGCAGAAGCAAAAAGTTATAGTTCACCAATTACTTGTAAAGGGTAAGCGCGACGAGGACGTGGCCAAAGCGCTTGAGGGAAAGAGCGATACGCAACAAGCCTTGCTTGACAGCCTAAAGGCAAGAATACAAGAAGTAAAAGAGAGGATTAAAAAATGATAGATTTTGGAAAAGTACAGGCAGACGCGGTAAAAAATGTCTGTAAGTCAAAAATTACAGGTAAAGCGGCAGACTATAGAATTTATAGCGCTATCACGATAGGCGGAAACACGTATATACCGCTTGTGTACAAAGGGATATCAATATACCTGATACCGGAGAAATACAGCTTGCTAAATCCTGCATTTGCTGAAGTCGGTAATCCGATGGTGGAGAAGATATTTAAAAGTGCAGAAGATGCAGAGCAGATTACGGATACAAAGATGATAAAGCTTCTACCGGACGGAAGACAATTAAAAGAATTTAAAACGCCTATGGGTAAATCAGTTTTTGTAGACGAAAAACTCATAAAGCCTTTTGGTAATCAGGGCATAAGGTACTACGCAAATGAAAACAGCGACATTGTTTACATAAAAGAGATTGAGGAGCTTTTAGGATTAGCATTTGCCACACGTGTGAAGGAGTAAGGGTATGAACGAAGTTAGATACATCAGGTGCAAAGACTCTGACGACTTAATAGAGCTGGCGCACGAGTACGAAACTGAAGGATATGATACAGATTTTTGTTACGAGAAAGACGGAGTTAAAGGATTTTGGCTGGAAATAAAGGAGAGAATACAATGACAAGAAAAGAGATTTTAGCAGAAGCAGAGAAGTGCGTATGCAATGATAGAAATTTACAGTACGGAGAACCGGAAGATAACTTCAACACTATAGCAAAGTTCTGGAGTGCTTTCTTAGATACAGAGATAGCAGCATGGCAGGTGGCCGCAATGATGATGCTTATGAAGAATGCGAGAATAAAGTCAAGCAAGGGAAGGGATAAGGACAGTTGGGTTGATGTTGCAGGATATTCTGCTTGCGGATGTGAGCTTGGACTAAAAGAAGATAATTAAAATCAATTCTAAGGTGGATAGAATGACGCACGCGGCACTTTAAAGGTATTGGACTAATTTCTATACCTAAATGAATTAAAACGCTGTGTGGAGCAAAATAAGAGGAGTAGGGAAGATGTATGACATAAAAGATTTTTACGTGGAACGGACAGTAGTAATGGTTCGACGAGGATATGATAACGATATTCATAAGAGGGAGCTGGATAATTTTAAAGAAGTCGTAGTTATACGGAAAGGGAGTAGATATGTAACCGCAGATAGTAATACACCCTTTATATTTGATGTTCGTAATGACTTCAAAATAGATAACGGAAGAGGGAAAATTGCTTATGGACTTTATTTATGCAAGCAGGATTATTTTGATGAACTGGAGAAAGACGATTTATGGAAGGAGATTAAAAGATTTTTTAATACTTATGATGGAAAGGTACACTATAGTATTCCGCTTAAGGATTTAAGAGAAATAGCTAAAATTATTGGAGTAGATGGACTGATAGGGGGGAGGTAGAAATGATTGAGGGTTTAGCAAGACAAGTTTTAAGGCACTACGGCGTAATACATCAAAAATCAAAGACAATCGAAGAGCTTGCAGAGCTTATAGTAGCATTGCAAAAAGACCTACTTGAGGGTAAAGAAAAACACTCAAGGGCGGTGCTTGAAGAGATAGCAGATGTTAAAATTATGCTGATGCAGATGCTTTGTGATGAAGACGACGAGGAGTTTGTCGAGAAAATAATGCGACAAAAGTTAGAGAGACAACTAAAAAGGATTGAGGTGAGTGAGTGACGGCAAAAGAGTATTTAAGTCAACTTCTAAATCTTGAAAGGCTTATTGAAGCAAAGCGATTAGAGTGTGAAAGGCTTGACACAATGTCAAAAAAAGTGAGTAGTACTTTGAGTGAGTGCAAAGTTGAGGCAAGTCATGACAATGACAAAAATGCTGTTATTATCATACACATGATAGATTTAAAAAAAGACATTAGCGAGCAGATGAAAGTATATGCGGAGTTACAAACAAAGATAAGCAAAGAAATAGATGCCGTAGAAGATATAAGATACAGAAGTTTACTAATTATGCGATACATAAACGGGCTGAAATTCGGTGATATAGCGGACAAGATGAATTACGGCACAAGATGGGTTCTGATACTTCACAGAGAGGCTTTGAAGGAATTTGACAGACTACACGGCGAAAGATATTGCGCCTGATTTTAAAACAAGTCATATAAATTCACTTATTGACAGTGTTATACTGTATACGTGAAAAGTTTAAAGCAAGTATACTTTTTCATAATCCTCCTTTAATGTATGGTATCGGGGCAGGCTTTTATTGATGTTTCCCTGCCCCAAAAGTTAAAGGATAGTCTACTAAATATTTTTCTTCCTGAGAGACAGCTTAACGGCTGTCTTTTTTGATTCAAAATTTTAGAAAGGAGGTAGTCTGAATGACTGAAAAACAAAAAAGATTTTGTGATGAGTATATAATTGACCTGAATGCCACTCAGGCTGCCATTCGAGCCGGTTATTCTCCGCACACAGCAAAAGATATAGCTTCACAAAACTTAGCAAAACTCAACATTTTAGCAGAAATCAACAAGAAGTTGGCAGAGAGATCCAAGCGCACAGGTGTGAATCAAGACAGGGTAGTTCGTGAGCTGGCAAAAATTGCATTTGTAAACGCCGCAGATGTAATTGACGACAGAGATGCAACAGTTAAGCCAACGGCAACCGATGATGACCGTGCCTGTATCCAATCCGTAAAGGTTAAAATCATGGATGGTGATAAGGGAAGCGTGGAAGAGAGAGAAATAAAGCTGGCAGACAAAGTGAGAGCATTGGAGCTTTTAGGTAAGCATTTGGGTATGTTTAAAGACAAGTTGGATCTTACTGCCAATGTGCCGGTAATCATCTCAGGGAGTGATGAACTTGAAGACTGATGCTGTTAAGATTCAACTGCCCGAGGTGGTAGGCAAAGGATATGGTACCTATTGGCGGTATAAAGGCAGATATAGAGTCTGCAAGGGTAGTCGTGCCAGTAAGAAGTCCAAGACAACGGCACTATGGTACATATGGGCAATTATGAAGTATCCACAGGCTAACCTGCTTGTGGTTCGAAAGGTATTCAGAACTTTAAAGGATAGTTGCTTTACGGAGCTTAAATGGGCGATAAGGCGGCTAAAGGTTGCAAACCATTGGGAAGAGAAAGAATCACCGCTTGAGATGACTTACATACCGACAGGGCAAAAGATTTATTTCAGGGGCCTTGATGATCCGCTTAAGATTACATCAATTACGGTAGAGCAAGGATACCTTTGTTGGATGTGGCTTGAAGAGGCATATGAAATATCAAATGAAAACGACTTCAATATGCTTGATGAGTCTATAAGAGGTGCTATACCCGAAGACGTAAAACTGTTTAAGCAGATAACAATAACACTGAATCCTTGGAATGAGCATCACTGGATAAAGAAAAGGTTCTTTGATACTCCTGATGATGAAGTTCTAGCAATGACTACAAATTATCTTTGCAATGAATGGCTTGATAAGGCCGATCTGAAGGTATTTGAGTCAATGAAAAAGAACAACCCACGAAGGTATCAGGTTGCAGGTCTTGGAGAGTGGGGCATAGTAGACGGTCTTGTATATGAAAACTGGGAAGAGAAAGCCTTTGATATAAACGAGATAAAAAAGATACCGAGTGTTCAGTCAGCGTTCGGACTTGACTTCGGATATACAAACGACCCAAGTGCCTTGTTCTGTGGCCTTGTAGACACAAAAAGCAAGACAATATGGGTATTTGATGAGATGTATAAGAAGGGCATGAGCAATGAGGCGATAGCGGATGAGGTTATAAAAATGGGGTATGCCAAAGAGCGTATAAGAGCCGACAGTGCGGAGAAAAAGAGTATTGACAGGCTTTATACTTTAGGCCTATCGCATATAACTGCTGCAAGGAAGGGACCTGACAGTATAGTTCACGGTATCGACTTTATACAGGACTACCACATAATAATTCATCCAAGGTGTGTGAATTTCATTACAGAGATATCCAACTACACATGGGCAAAAGACAGTAAGACAGGCAATATGATAAATAAGCCTATTGATGATTTCAACCACCTTATGGATGCTATGAGATACGCCCTTGAGAATATTTCGATGGGTTCTGTATACAGTTTTGATTAAGGAGTGAAGATGTGGATTTCATAAAAAGAATAATTTTGGCAATCAGCCAATTTTTTAATAAAAAAAGTATAGCAGGCATAACCGGGATAAGTATTCTAAAGAATGAGATACTTATATGGAGGTCTTCACCTGATAGGGTAATGCAGCTAAAAGGTGCAATGTACTATGAAGGAGTCCAAGACATATTGAAAAGAAAAAGGACGGTGATAGGTGAAGGTGGTGAGCTACAAGAGGTTAATAATCTTCCAAACAATAGAATTATAGATAACCAGTATGCTAAGCTTGTTAACCAAAAAGCTAATTACCTACTTGGACAGCCGTTTGTAGTAAGCTCAGACAATAAAGACTATCTGGAGTGTTTAAAACAGGTGTTTAACAAAAAGTTTATGAGAAATATAAAGACAGCAGGAAAATATATGTTAAACACTGGTATAGCATGGATTTATCCACACTACGATGGTAATGGACAACTAAGCTTTAAGGTTTTTCCGGGATATGAAATTTTGCCTTTTTGGGAAGATGATGAAAAGACTAAAGTAAAGTTGGCTGTAAGATTATACAAAACGGATGAATACGCATACAATGGCACTAAAACCGAAGTGGAAAGAGTTGAGGTATATGCCCCGGATGGTGTGTACAGATTTATTTTAAACGGTGAAGCTATAAGGGGCGACGATATTATTCCGTATAGTGCTTATGTAAACACCGAAAATGAAAACTATAATTGGGGTAGGATACCTTTAGTGCCGATGAAATATCATGATGGCACGCCCCTACTAAAGAAAGTTAAATCCCTCCAAGATGGCATCAATATAATGCTCTCGGACTTTGAAAACAACATGCAGGAAGATGCAAGGAATACTATTCTTGTCATTAAGAATTATGATGGGCAGGATTTAGGAGAATTTAGGCAAAAGCTTGCACTGTACGGAGCTGTTAAGGTTAGAAGCAATGACTCCGAGAAAGGCGGTGTTGATACACTCGAAGTTAAAGTAAATGTTGACAATTACAAAGCTATTATTGAGATATTTAAAAAAGCCTTGATAGAAAACGGCATGGGCTATGATGCCAAAGATGACAGAATGTCGGGTAATCCGAACCAGATGAATATACAGAGCATGTACAGCGATATTGACTTAGATGCAAATGATATGGAGACTGAGATACAAGCGACATTTGAGTATTTGCTTTGGTTTGTGAAGGCGCACTTATCCAATATGGGATTAGGCGACTTTGAAGATGAAGAGGCTACTATCACATTTAACAGAGATATCTTGATAAATGAGACAGAGGCAATAGAGAGTTGTGTTAAGTCGGTAGGTATCCTATCAGATGAGACTATTATAGAGCAGCATCCTTGGGTAGATGATGTTCAGAAGGAACTTGAGCGTATAAAGAGGCAAAAAGAAGAGCAGGTAAAAGAGCAGTATGGTGCCTTTAATGATACCAACTTGGGGGATGGTGATGATATGTGAAGAACTCAGACTACTGGATAAACAGATTCGGTCAGCTTGAAAGCACTACAAATAAAGATGCTATGGAGGCATACAGGGATGTTGAGGAAATATACCAAAAGGCACAGACAGAGCTTGAAGACAAAATAAATACTTGGTATCAAAGATTTGCAACTAACAATCAAATATCCATGGCAGAGGCCAGAAAGCTATTAACTACAGGAGAGATGAAAGAACTTAAGTGGTCGGTAGAAGAGTATATAAAGCACGGTAAAGAAAATTCTATCAGCGGTCAGTGGGCAAAGGAGCTTGAGAATGCATCGGCAAGGTTTCATGTATCCAGGTTGGAGGCATTAAAGCTTCAGACACAGCAGAGCATTGAGGCGCTGTATGGTAATCAATTAGATATCGTGGACAGCGCAATGAGAAAAGCATATTCACAGAGGTACTATAGGACGGCTTTTGAGTTTCAGAAAGGTTTTGGAGTAGGGTTTGCGGTAGACAGGCTTGATGAAAATACACTTAGTAACATAATCAATAAGCCTTGGGCGGTTGACGGCTATAATTTTTCTAAGAGGATATGGACTAACAAAGAAAAGTTGATAGGTGGGGCTGTCGGGAAATAGATAGCCTTAAGACAGGGGTGACATGACTAATTTTTAGTCATGTC